GCATCACCGATTTGCATATCAGCAATAGATGCGAAACGCCGACCACTATCAACAAGGATTCCCAGGAGAGAGAGGAGAGTTTGAGAAGGTTCCTTGAACGGTAACGGTACAAAGGCGTCTCGCAAACTTCCACCCGGAGCGTCCATGTCTCTGAACTCACCTGGTTGTAAAGGTTGATCGTCATTGCGAATACGGATTCCACGAGCCTTAAAGCCAGCTGGTAAATTAGATAAAGTACCAGCGTCAATAAGCTGACGCAGAATAGAAGTCGAGGCTTTTGACAAGCCTCCGATCATGTGGGTTAAACCAAAGCCATAGAATCCTAGGCCTGGTAAAAATTTGTAATGCACAAAGTAATTGATGCGTTCTTTTAACGGATCATTCTCTTTGTAGTTTCTTCTAATGGACAATACTTTGCCATTAGCCATGGTGACGATGTATGGCAACTTGATGCCAGTCTCTTCACCTTCAGCGTTCATGTCTTCAAAGCCCGCTATGTCTAACTCGACATGAGATTCAAAAACTTGACAAGTGTCATCGTCTGAATAGCTAGGCTCAACGCCCTGTAACTTATCGATCTCTTCTTGGATCTCGTCAGTTTCATCTGGGTTGACTGTGCCATAGTTTAGATCTACATCACGATAAAAACCGATTTGTTGCAGCTTGCGTATTTCATTCATGGACATGTTAATCACATGAGTGATTCTTGTCGCGCTGTGTAAGTCAGTTGCTCCGTAAGGAACAATCAAGTCTTCACTTGGAATGAACTTAGAAACTGCTCTGCCTAAGTTTTGATCGTAATATACTTTTCTAAAAGCTGAACCACTGAGTGGTAGATAGAACAACATTTGATCTGTCTCAGAGTCATACTCACGCATGACTTGCATCAACTGATAGTTCATAAACTCTTGAACGCGTGATGCTTGTTGTTCTGTTTCAGGTGTGGCCATACCAACAACTTGTGTCTTGACTGGACCTTGAGAAGGTAACAGCTCGTTGTATGCTTGAGCTTGGAACTGGGTTACTGACTCAGCAAGGAGTGGATGCATAACACCAGAAGCTCCTTCAAAAGGTTGAGTTCTTTCTTCGTAGTTCATACCAAGATACTCTAGACCTTCACGATAAGTTTTCTCCCATTCTCTGCGTGACTCTTTGTCAGCATCGATGTTGCCCATCAAATCATTTTTAACAGAAGTTAATTCTTGGTCATCAATAATATCAGATAAGTTCGCATAGAAGTCTGTATCTTCCATAGGGGGAGTGGGCATACCAAAAGCAATGTTGCCATCTTCAAGTTGCTCAAAGTTATCGAAGTCTGCATCTTCTTCAGTTACATCAACCTCAAGCTCCATGCCCTTAGATCTATCACGAACTTTAAGGTCTATTTGATCTTCAATGCTGATTGCTTTTTCTACTGCCATTTATCTTTTTCCTATAAAAGCTTTGCCATGACCTTTTATGGCTATGCCACCGCCTTTCATTTTTCTTGGAGAAATTTTACTGCTTTTAGCAAACTCTTTTTCCATTCGAGCAGCATAAGCCTTTGTTTGATCTTCTCTTTCTTTTCTTCTTTTTGTTATAGCTTTATCTGAAAAAAACTCATCTCTTTTTTCTTTGCTCTTCATTGACTTTTGATCTTTGCTTTTAAGATCTTTCATTCTTTTGTCAAATTGTTTTTTACGTTTTATTTTTTTTATTTCTTTTGCTGGCTTATCAATAAAATCAACAATAGATTCAAGAAGTTTTTTCTTAGCCATTATTTTATTTTAAAGCTTTGCCAAAACCTCTTTTAGCTACGCCTACTCCTCTTCTTTTGCCGCCGCTTCTAGAACCTTTAGACTTTATCATGCCACCGCTTCTGTAGCCTTTAGATGCCATGCCACCAGATCTATAACCTTTAGATGTCATACCACCAGACTTATAGCCTTTAGATGTCATGCCGCCAGTTTTCATTTTCTTAGGTTTCTTGGCAGCTTCCATATTTTCTTTTTTAACTTTATCAATCCTAGCTTGTTTGGCCATATCTTTTTTGACCGCTGCATCAAACTGCTTGTCTGTTCTGCCTTTTTTACTTTTCTGTGCATCAGACATTTTTTTGTTAAAAGGTTTAGACATTTCTTTTCTTTGCGCAGCAGTCATTCTTTTTTTAATCTTTTTACCGCTTGGCAAAGTTTTCATGCCAGTCAAGTCATCAACTTTTTTAGTAATGGCTTTTTGAACTTTAGGATCGTTGGACTTAGCAACAATCTTTCCATCCTTAATTCTTTGGGCAGTTTCTTTTGTTAGCTCTGAAATGCTTTTTATAAATTTTGTTTTTGACATGATATACCTCTAATTTATTTGTTAACCATCTCTTGCATTATGCGTCTGCGATTAGCAGCGCCAGCAACAAGGCCACCGTCTTTAAAGCCCGGACCTTTTTTTACTTTTTTCTTTCCAACGTTATTTGGTTCTATTGGTGTTGCCATCAATGGTTTTTTTGCTTGTGAACTTTTCTTTGCAGCTGGGGCTGAGGTTTTCATTATACCACCTGAACCAGGCTGTTTAGGTCCTCTTGAAAAACTGGGAATCTTTGGCATGCTTGCTTGTGCTTTTTTAGCTGTTGGCTTTTTAGGCATCTTTGGTGCTGCAGTCTTGCCTGATTTTAGTTTTGGAATTTTTATATTTCTTCTATTTAATTTTCTTAATATTCCCACAATTATTACCTCTAATAATATATTCGTTGTCTGGGGATTGGCTCTTCATCTTCTTCATCTGAATCCAATCTTACAAAGTTACCCTGACGAAATCTTAGTATAGCCTGTGTTGTCGAATCTACAAAGTCATCATTTTCCCCATAAGGAAAAGCTGCACATTCTTCTATGACCTCCTCTGCAAATATAGCATCAGGAGCCCACACCATCCCTGCTTCAAACACAGGAGAGGCGCTGTGCACTCTAGTGACTTTGTCCTTCCCTTTAGTGGGTCGGTAGTTCACCACAGGTATGCCCATCATTCTCAACTCGTGCGTCAAAGGCGTACCACTTGCTTGAGATTCTACCAAGACAATGTCTGGTTGCCAATAGGTATATTCATCGTAGGCTGTCGACTTTAGATCTGGGAAGTCCCATCGACCTTTCTTGGCATCAAGCAAGATGATGGACTCAGGTGCTCCATCGCTGGGACGGAATACGCCCCAAGTGGTAATGGCGCTGTAGTCAGCAGTCTCCTTGGAACTAAAAGCAGTATCGTAAGACTGAAGTATGTAGGAGCAAGGTGGGGGATTGTCTTGCTCCCACATTTGCCACCACTCGCGTTTGAGTAGGGCGCCCTCTTCAGAGGTAGGGTTTTGCATGTACTGGGCGTTCCACTTGGCCACAGGCAAGGAAGCTTTGACAGACTCAAGCTCTTCGATCTTCCAGTAACCTGGCCACAAGGGTTCACCGCTTTCTAAAATGGCAGGGAGTTCTAAGACTTCCCATTGGTCTGCATGGTCTTCGCCCATGCGTCTCAAAAGTTTCTCAGTCAAATCCAAAGTCGACCAACGCGTCATGACAATCACAATGATACCGCCGGGCTGTAAACGCTGGCGGGGTCCAGAGGTATACCATTCATAAGCTGACTCAAGGGCAGACGGTGACATGGCATCTTGCTCAGAGTGAGGATCGTCAATGATAAGCAAGTCAGCACCTCGACCTGTGATGGCGCCACCGACTCCAGCAGCAAAGTATTCGCCGCCTTTGTTCGTCTCCCATCGACCCGCTGACTTAGAATCAGCAGACAGCTGTACGTTCTCAAAGATCTGCTTGTACTCATTGGTGTCCATCAAGTTACGCACCTTGCGCCCGAACCTTGCCGAGAGTTCGGCGGTGTGAGTCGTTTGCATGATTTTCATATCAGGACGTAGTCCCATGATCCAACTTGGGAAGAACACAGAAGCAAACTCGGACTTGGTATGACGTGGGGGCATGTTAACGATCAGGCGTTTGCACTTGCCTTGAGCAACAGCTTCGAGCTTTTTCGCAAAGAGCTTGTGGTGCTCGCCTTCGATGAAGCCATCCCAGACTTGCTTGACGTAGTGGATAAAGTCTTTCTGAGCTTTGCCGCTGGTTTTAAGTTTCTTGATGCGATCTTGGATGGCCACTATTTCTTTTAGGGCATCATCTGGAACATGGTCTAGTTTCGTGTTTGGTGCAGACATCTCAAAATGTTTTTTTCTGTGTGCAATATAGTACC